TATAAGAAGGTGCTACAGGTACGAGCGAACCCTCTACCCACATTTTTTTCTTATCTATTGCATTCACTACCGGTACGAGCGAACCGCCTCTCCCGTCGCTATTTGCCTTATTAGGGACGTTTTATTATTTCTTTCTTCTTATGCGATAATAATATCCCTTGACAAATGCATTATTTTATGGTATGTTCTTCTCAACACAGGGAGGTTCTATGAACCCAGATAGAAGTACCTGGTTTAAGCCCGGAAATAAGTTCGGACAGGGCCGTCCTCGTAAGTCCAAAAGCCAGATAGAAACCATACGCCGCAGAATCCTTCGTGTCGTTCACCGTAGAATTTTTAAAGAAAAAGATTTAGAGTCCGTCTCCACCACAGACCTTTTGAAGTTCCTTGCCCAAATAATGCCGAAAGACTTCGGTCTTTCCGTCCATCCACCCCAGGTTAATTACATCTCCAATATCCCCCGTGAAGCGCTCTCCCACGAAGAGCCACAGCTTACCGTCCAGACGACGGAACCGATAATAGAAGCTGCTACTCAACCAGAAGGGGAAGAGGATGGAAACGGCCACGTTCAACAACTGTAACGTTATCAGCTGTATCAGAAACTTACCAATTAAAACTCAAGCGCCCGTCGGCGCTTTTTCCATAGAGAGGACCTGTAAGTACGCCCAGGAGCGTACCTGCCGCGTAGAAGCGTTAAAGAGTCCATACTTTACTCCTGTGAGTATAAGAGAACATGGAAGAGAATAGCAGCATACATTCTGATTACCTGCCGACCGCAACCCAAGCCATAGCGCATCGCTCCCGTTCCCGCTATAAGCTTTTTGGCGGAGCCATGGGCGGTGGTAAGACCCGCTGGCTCTGCGAGGAGGCTAAAGACCTTTCCATGTCCTACCCCGGTAACCGCGGCGTTATGTGCCGCTGGCATCTCGCTGATTTTAAGAACTCAACTCTCAAGACTCTTGAGGAATGTTTTCCCCCTGAAATTATTAAGTCGCATAATCTCGCAGAACATACCATCACCCTTATCAATGGATCCGAGATAATTTATCTTGGCCTTTCAGAAGCCGAGAACGTCTCAAAACTCAAGTCCATGGAGCTCGGGTGGTTTGTCATAGATGAAGCTTCAGAAGTCCCCCAGGAGACTTTTCTTCTTTTCCAATCCAGGCTTAGGAGGAAATGTTTTGACGGAAAGTTCCCTCCCTTCTACGGCCTGCTCGCTACCAACCCTGCGGACTGCTGGCTAAAGGACATCTTCGTCCTCGGACAGGGGGGTAAGGATTATGATTTTATTCCTTCTCTGCCCAAGGATAATCCGCATCTCCCTTACAACTACGAATCTAAACTTCGTGAATCTTACCCTGAGGATTGGGTCCGCCGCTTTCTCGAGGGGAACTGGGATGAACTCTCCACCGGGGATATGGTCATACCCGGAGAGTGGATCCGTAAGTGCGTCAATAAAGAAATAGAGATCGAGGATAAGCGTGTGGTTTCTGCAGATATCGCACGTTTCGGAGATGACGAGATAGTTATTGATTACCTCCAGGGGAACCGTCTCGTAGAGCAGGATATCTCTTCCAAGCAATCCCTTATGGAAACCGTAGGCCGTATTATAAACAAAAGAAGGAAGTATAAGGCAGCGATTCTTACTGTGGATGACGCAGCGCTCGGCGGGGGCGTTACGGACCGTTTGGTAGAAATGGAAGAGAAGGTTATGCCTATCAACGGTGGGGAGCGTGCAGTGAACGAGGAGCAGTTTGTAAATTTGAAGTCTGAGATTTGGTGGTATGCCAGGGAGCTTTTTGAAAAAGGACTTTGCTGCATACCCAATGATCCCATCCTTATCCGCCAGTTAGGTTCGGTTAAGTATCATTACCGTTCTAACGGAAAGACCGCAGTCGAACCTAAGGATGAAGTGAAGAGCCGTCTAGGCCGTTCCCCCGACCGTGCGGATGCTTATATCCTCGGCCTTTGGGGTGCTAAATTTATCCGGGATCCTTCCAAGGATTTCAGAAGAAGCCGTTTGGATCCTGCTCAAACCAGGGAATTGAATCCTTACGGGTGGAACTATCACGAGGGGCAACCTAATCCATTGATAGGAGCATATTATGGCAGATGAGGCAAATGTAAAAGATAGATCAAAGGACCCGAGTTTTACGCAGAAGTTCTTAGAGTTCCTGCGTGACTTGCGGACCGCAGTTAAGACAGATAAAGACGACCGGGTAAACTGGAAGAATAAGATGATCATCGCAGTAAACCAGCGCCTGGGCGTTAAGCGCTACTCGGACTTTCCCTATCCTGGAGCTCCTGATATCCCTTTGCCGGAAACCGATAAGCTTATAAAGAAATTCATTCCTAACCTCGTGCTATCCGCTTGGAGCCCGAAGATTATGTGCAAAGTGCGTATTAAACAGGGGATAATGGAATCAGATGAATTAAAAGCGAAGGCCAAGCGTGCGGAGTTGGCAATGAATATGTATCTTCGTTCCCCTGAAATGAACCTTTTCAAAAAACTCTTCCTTGCCGCCGATAACCGCAAGCAGTATGGTCATTGTATTTTTAAGATCACCGAGAAGTACCAGTGCAGGACAATTTCAAAAACTCTTGACCTTGAGGAGATGGACCCTACGGAACTGCAAGGTATCAAGTCTCTCAATAAAACAGACAAGATTATATATTTCGCGGATATGTACGGGCTGGATCCTGAGGACAAGGATGAGAAAGAAATCCTTGAGGGTATTATCAGCCAGTTATCCAATGATGTCATAGAATTTCAGATGCCGGAATACAATTCCATGCCGATGATTGAAGTAGTAGACCCTGCTAAGATCACCGTACCATCTTATACCCAGGACATCAATGAATCTACCCGCATTCGCGAGGAGTTTTTCCTGCCCCGCCATATCGTTGAGCAACTTATGGACGATGAGATATTCCTGAAGAAAGACTTGGAAGTTATTCCTTTCTTCTCTGGTGGGGATGACGATTTGCTGACCACAACTAAAGCACGTAATGAAGGATTAGCGGATAATACATCCAAGAGGGATCTGTACCGGATGGAAATGATTTCCTGCTGGTACCGTGAGAACGATAAGGACCCATTCCGCAGAAAAATATTCACTTTTTTTGCTGACGTTACGGATCCAGAAACCTCCTTGGTTCAAGACATAGAATTCCCATTTCAGTTTGACGGTTGGTTCTACGAGAAGGATGATAACGAAACCAAAGATACCCGTTACTACGCTTCCCGCGGAACGCCTGAGCAGATCCGTGCAATGCAGGAAATCATGGAGCGCTGCATTAACAATAAGATAATCCGTGATGAGATGTCCAACACCCCGATGTGGGAGGTACTATCCACTTCTCAGATCATGGATGCTCATCAGCGTATGATACCCGGAGCCAAACTTCCCGTTACCCAATTAGGGACAGAAATAAAACAACTTAATGAATATCCGAGGCCCGACCCGAATTCAACAGAGATTATGCAAATCCTCAAAGCCTATACCGAAGAGTACCTTTCGGTGAGCGACCAGTTATTCCGCAACGCAACCAACACCGGTGGCGGAAAGACCCTGGGGGAGATAAATATAGGCATCCAGCAGAACTCCGGACCGCTGAACCTGGAAGTTATTTCTTGGAACGAAACCCTTTCCCGCGTGTACACAAAGATGTTTTATATCCTGCGCGAGAGATTGGGGGATTCCATTTACATAGATGGCGAAGAGATTACCAAAGAGGACTTTAACTTTCCCGCGGAAGTTAGATCCAACGGTGATCTTGAAGTAGCTAATGAGCAGTTGGCTACCCAGAAGGCTATGATGCGCCTGCAGGTTATCTTGAATCCCGCTCTTCAGGATATCGTCAATTCCGAGGACAGATACAATGCCATGAAAGATTGGCTGGAGAAGGACGGAATTAAAGATCCAGATCAGTTCTGTACGGATCCCAAGATAATCGCACAGGAGCAGATAGCCCAGATGCAACAGCAGGCCCAGCAGATGCAACAGCAGCTGGCTGGTATGCAAGAGGAGGCCAAGGGAGCTATTAAGCAAAAGCAGCAGGCGAAACGCGGTAAGGATACAGCCGACGCCGAGGCTGATGAAGCACAGGGAGTGGCGGATGAATTGAACCAGGGAAACATGGAAAAAGTTGGAGAGGAGATGGGGCGTGAGTTACTTACCGGAGCAGCACAAGGCGCTGGTAGATGAGAGAGAGAAGCGATTAAACCATGATTTGTCTATCTGCCGAGAAGTAAAAGCAGTTTTGGATTCCAAGGGTTGGAAGGATACACTCGGTCCCATCATTGATAAAACTATCATGGAAGTTGTGGGCGGAAAGGTCGGGGACACTTGGATAAGCGGTAAGATTGATAGGGCGCGCAAGGATGAGCGCAGAGAATACTGGATCGGATTTAAGCAGGCGCTTATTGAACTGCATGGTAAGATTATGTTTCATCTTCAACAGATACCTCTTCTTGAGGAACAACTGAAACAACTGCAGTTGAGCAGGCAGGAACGTTATAAAGTCCCGATGGTGGATGATACCAGATACAGACCGGAGGAATGATGCCATTGCTGAAAGGGAAAGAGAATATGGGCAGGAATATTAGGACCGAAATGGCCCATGGTAAACCGCGTAAACAGGCAATTGCTATTGCATTTAATGCTGCAGGAATGTCAGCGAGAAAAAGAAGGAAGATGGGGAAATGATGCCTAAACTCGGCATGGAATATGCGGATGTGGCTAAGAGAATCAAACGGATCCAGTTTAATCCAGGGCATCCAAAAGCGAAACAAAACCTTATTAATTCTTTGAAAAGACAGTGCCGGCTTGCTGAAGGCGAATCAGCATATAAAGAGTTGGAGCGCGAATGCGCAATATCCAAAGAGGATTCTAGCCTTCCAGGAGCCGGCCATAAACAGATCGGGTGGGGTGAAGGAAAGCGCTTGGGCCCCGGCCGTTGGAAATATATAAATGGTACATGGTTCTGCGTCGACCAATAAAAACGCTGTAGATTCCTGCGCATTCTTATAAGCGCTGAAAGAGGAGGCTATAATGCCAGAACCGAAAATTGTAGCAAAGGCTGCTGAGGCGCCTGTTGAAGAAGAGTATATGCCGGAAGGCGATGCTCCGTTCAGCGAAACCACTGATAAGGCCGCTGCAGAGGCCGAGAAAGAGTCTGCTGGAGACATCTCCGAAGAAGCCAAGGAGATCGCTGATGCGATAACTCCTGGAGAGGCAGAAGGTGCTGAACCCGCCGAAGAGGCCGAAGAGGTCGATGAGGTTGAGGAAATACTTGCTGAGCCTAAAACTCCTGAGGATAAGTCAAAGGTCCAGAGAAGGATTGATGAACTGACCCGGGAGAAGAAGATCATGGAGGAACGCCTTGCCAAACTGGAGTCTGAGAAGGATACCAGGGAAGGCAAGATTCCTGAATACAGCGACGCCCAGTTGCGGACCGCAATGAAGAAGGCCCTTGATGAAGGTGACGCTGATTTGGCCATGGACATCCAGGACTATCGCTTCAAGAAGATGGAAGAGAAGATGGTCAAGATGTACCGGGATGATAAGGAAAATGCCATGAAGGCAGCTCAGGCGATACAGAGCGAATGGGACCAGGTAACCAGCGCTTACGATAAGTACGCTGATACCAAAATCCAACCGCTCTATCCGGGAAGCCAAAAGGACTTGAATATCAGGGATGCTACCAGTTTACTGTATCAGGTGGCGATGGCGCTTTATACCGACCCTGAGAAGGAAAAGTTCTACCGTGGACCGGGAGGTCAGAAGTTGGCTGTTGCCGATGCGCTGACTTATATCCTGAGCAAGAAGGCAGGCAAGGGTAAGGACTCTGAGAAGGAGAAGCTCAAAAGGCAACTCATCAAGGAGAAACGAAAGAAATCAATCATCAGCGGCTCTCCTGGAGAGGAAACCAAGGCTCCTAAGGGGCGGTTGAGTGAATCTGAACGCTTGGAGGAAGTTATAGCCGAGCGTAGAAAGTTTCAAGAAGAAAGGGCAAGCTAAATGGGACAGCAACTATGGATGACCGATTCCTTAGGCGGATACCTTTCTAACGACGTTTTAAGCAAGCAGATTCGTCATTCTGCTCAGCCGATCATGTTTATTCGTGACAGCAAGGATTAGACTATGCGAGAACCCTGGAATAAAGGCAAAAAAGGTTTACAGGTCGCGTGGAATAAAGGATTGAAATTCCCTGGTAAAGGGAAAGGACATCCAAATTATAACACGCAGTTCAAGGGTTGTTTTCGCAAAGGTAGGATATCTGAGAAGAAAGGGACTGGGAAATTCAGATACTTTAATGCGCCAGAATGGATTCGTTTGAGAAAGGAAGTCTTTGAAGTCTCAAATTATACCTGCTTGGCGTGTGGTAAATGGGGTGGGCAGATTGAACTACACCACTTATTACCAGTATCACTTTTTCCTGAATACATGTTCAACAAAGACAATGTGATTGTTCTCTGTAGAGCGTGCCATTCTAAAACAGATACCTACGGTTTAAGTCTTGTTCGCAAACGGGATGAATTCAGGGAACAACTTTCTAAGTTAACCCTGAGCCAAGTACGAGAGGAAACTCTTGTAAAGGTGCAACGACTAGTAGCCGAGGCTAAAGTGAACGACCATGCCGGTAATGCTACCATGAGCGTCCCGCCCGAAAGGGATGAGATAGTCTGAACTTACAGGCGACTGTAAGATGTGTCGGATAAAGAGCCGATACGATAACAAAATTGGAAGTTTCGCCAGTTCGTTATGGCGGAACCAGCGGCCGGTAAGAACAGAGGTGACAAGGTATTGTTTAATAAGATAAGCAATATCTCGACTGCTGGCGGAACGTTGGCAGAAACGGACACAATTCCGAAAAGGAATTACACCATCTTACAAGGCTCCCTTAGTGTCAACGAGTATGGTAATGCCATACCGTGGACCTTGAAGGCGCAGACTTTGGCGGATATCCAAGTCCCCGACCTGGTGAAAACCGTGTTGAGGAACGATATGGCTAAGGTATTGGATAGCGCTGCGGCTGCCGAATTCAAAACCTCCGTTTATAAAGCGACGGTTACGAATACGGCAACGACGACATTTGCCACCGGCGGAACGGCTACGGCCACCGCTACGGGTAATATGTCGGATAAGAACGTTCGGGATATAATCGACAGATTAAAAACCTTGAATGTTCCCCGATACGACGGTAGCAATTACGTTTGTATCGCTTCAACGAACAGCATTCGTGGGCTGTATGATTTCTTCGAGGCAAAGATTTTGCAGACATCTGCGAAACCTATGTACAACGGGGAAGTCGGACAGTATTACGGCTGCAGGTTTATTGAAGAAACCAACATTCTCAAGAATACCATCGGATCCGGAAGCATCTTCGGTGAAGCGGTATTCATCGGGAATGACGCAGTGCGAGAAGGGATCGTTATCCCCGAGGATATCAGAATTGATCTCCCCAAGGATTTCGGTCGTGATCAAGCGATCGCTTGGTACTATCTCGGCGGGTTCAAACTCGTCTGGGATTATACCAATGACAGCGAAACAAGAATCGTTCATTTAACTTCACTTTAAAGGAGGGTAAAATGGCTATCAACACGGGTAAGGGTGGCAGATCATATAGCGACCCCTCTTTTGGGGCGAAGAAAATGTTTAAGTTTAACCGCGTTACTGCAGGCACGAGAGCTTCTGTGGCAGTTGTCACAGACGCTGGATGCCTGACAGTTTTGCATCCGATAACCATCACAGGTTTCGGGATCCAACTTTCAGCTACCGGAGAAGGTACGCAGTTCTGGTATCCTGTTAGGAACGTCAGCTTGGGGTTATGTACCCTGGGCTTTGCATCAGGCGCGGCTGCTCTTGCGGCGACACAGTGCGTAGTTGCAAATACTGTGACCGGCGCAACATGCACGACGGGAGATATTATCAACTTGTGGTCCGGAGCAAACTCCTCTTCTACATTGGCGTTTGTCGAGGCTACGGTTGAGTATATTGAACGTTTCATTGAGAGCGCAGGTTAAGCTAACTGGTTCCGGGGGGCTCCATAAAAGTCCCCCACTATAAATTATGAAGACTTGTTTTATACATAGGCTCGGGGCATTCGGTGATGTCTTACACGCGTCCCACCTCCCGCGTTTGATTAAAGAGTATTATAAGGTGGATAGACTCGATTTTGAGACGAGTACCAGGGGGCATATTGTCCTGCAGGGAAACCCGTATATAGATAACCTGATTGTTTCTGCTATCCGGGAGGATAATTCTGATATCCTCTTGACAAAATGGGCCTATTTTAAAGACGAGCATGACCTGTTCTTTAATCTGGTCTTTACTATAGAACAAGAATATTGCTGCAATGATACGGACCAAAAATATTACAGGACAGATAAGTACCGCAGGGAGAGATGCGGGAAAATGAGTTTCTATGACGTAATGACTGAGGCGTGCGGAATACCAGAGAGTTATTACGGTACGAGGGGGGAATTGTATTATACCGCTGAAGAGCATGCGATAGCCAAAAGCAGCATAGAGAAATTGAAGAAGAAATACAATGCTGATTGGATCATACTGCTATGTTTTTCCGGATCCTCCCTGCATAAGAAATTCGTGGATGCCGAAGTTATTAGCCGGATGATCCTGGAGAAGTATCCCAACTCCTGCATTATCCTAACCGGGAGCAAGGATGAGCTCTGCAATGTTTTTGAGCATCCTAGAGTAGAATCCAAGATAGGGAAATGGAATTTGAGGACTGTAGCCCTCATGGTTAAATACTTCGATTTTTATATAGGGCCTGAGACTGGACTCACCTGTGTTGCGCATTTATGGGACATTCCAGCTTTGCAGTTGCTGACCGCAGCTAATTGGGATAACCATATCAAAGGAGCCAAGAACGCGTACTGGGTACAGTCTGACGCTCCGTGTTCTCCATGCCATAAGAACGCCCAGAGGTATTATGGGTGCAGCATCAAAAACGATATGCCATTATGCGTGTCTTCTTTTGACAAGAACAAGATAATGGCCAAGGTGGAAGAAGCATATGTCATTCACGCAAAAGTTTCCGAAGATAGCGGAGTGGTGCCTTCAGAAATGCCCATTTTGCAAAGAGAATAAGATTGTCATCACCCAGGGGATAGTGAAGCAGGGGAACGGAGCTGCGGTATTTCCTGACAGGGGGTATTCTTTTTGTAACTGTAAAAGTATCTGGTTTACGGAATGGGAGAATATGGATTCGCGGAATAGGCACAGTAATGAATCCAAGGAAGTCCTGCATTATTATTTGAAGGAAATCCACAGCATAGACTGTTATGACTCTGTATTCGTGTTCATAATGAACAAAGGCATCGGCAGAAACACAGTCTTTGTTGAAGGCATCGCCCCGGAAACGAGGGGGGAGTTTGAGAGGCTGGGGTTTGTATTAAAAGATGTATTTGGTCCATGGGATATCATATGGGCCTATCATACAATCGAGCATGAAAAGGAACCACTGAAAGTCCTAAGGTCTTATTATGATATGCTCAATCCAGGAGGGAACGTATTTATAGCTATGCCGGACCCGTTCTTTATTAACTTTGATAATCTCTACGCCTGGGAGCATTGGCTTTTACGCGAGCACCATATCATGTGGGATATGGATTCTTTCTGCGAAGAGGCAAAGAAGATAGGGTATGCCGTCACATACAAGACCAGGAACACTATAGTGAATGTGTGCAAGGATATGCACATAATATTGACGAAAAATGAGACCAATGTTTGAAGAAGCAAAAAGGCTTTTTGGAGATAAACCTGTGGTAGGGGTAGAGGTCGGTACGAGCGCAGGAGAAAATGCCTGTGAAGTACTTGACCAGTGGAAGGAAATAAGCCGCTTATTCTGCATAGATTCTTACCCGGTATATTCAGATTTCAATAAACAAGAAGCGCAGGCCACTATGTTATATTGCGCCATATCAAATTTTATTACGCATCCAAGGGCATACCTCATTTTAGATACATCTATAACCGCTGCAGAACGGTTTCAGCCTGGAACTTTTGATTTCGCCTACATTGACGCTAATCATTCTTATGATTTTGTAAAGCAGGACATTCTCTCTTGGCTACCAAAAATAAAAAAGGGAGGGGTTATTGGTGGGCATGATTTTGACTGGAAGGATACAGAGAACGGTAAGGAATATTCCGTTCGTAATGCAGTAAGGGATGTTTTTGGGGATAGGGTTTTGTACAGTGAGAAATTGTTTACACCTGAGGCCAAGACAACTGATGATACTGGGCGATACACGGGGTTAAATAGCGACTGGTGGGTGTATCTATGAGTATATGTGTGATAATACCGATGCACGGGTTTGCAGAGATGACAAGAAAGTGCATTGACTACACGATTAAGAATGCTGGAATACAACATACGATTCTAGTAGTAGATGACGGTTCCCCGGAACCTTTCCATGATGACAGAGTGAATACGATTAGATTGGAGAAGAACCTTGGATTTACCGGAGCGACCAACGCTGGCATCCTCTGGGCTATGGATAGGAAATATGATTACGTCCTTCTGCTGAATAACGATACAGAACCTGAACCTGATTTCATGAGGTTTCTTCTGGAGGCGCTTTTCAAGGATTCGGAAATAGGGGTTGCAGGATCAACACGGATCATTTACGACAAGGAAGGAGATCCTCTCATAGAGAATTTCGGAGTGGATTTGATCAGTGGTTATCAGGCCTATACGAAGGATGCTCTAGATAAGGATAGGGTTTATGTAGCATGGCTTCCTGTGTGTTCTGCACTGATACCCATGGAGGTCATTAAATATGTTGGACTGTTGGACAAAAGAATGAAGACGTATTGTTCTGATAATGACTTCTGTATGCGGGCGCAGGCGCTTGGCTACAGGATTGCGTTAGTTCCTGATTCCAAAATTAAGCACTTCCACCAGACTACTACTAAACACCTTAAGCTTTATAACCAGGCAACGCTTGACCAAAGGGTGCTATTGGAGAAATTGTCCTGCAGTCTACAAAGACAGTTGTTGGAAACTTACCCGATCTGCTGGTCTGAAAAGACCTGGGGAAAACTGATATTTTCAGTTTATAAGAAAGAAAAGGATCCTGTACTTTTAGGGAAGGAAGAAGATGATAAACTTAATCAACCCGTCGCAGCCTAATTCCCTGGACGACCGCCTGGACCCTCCTCTCGGTCTGATGTATATTGCAGCGGTACTGCAGGAGAGTGGCGCTGATGTGAAGATAACTGACTTATGTATGGTGGACAGGAAAGACTGGAAGAGAGCCATAGGTTGCGCCACTACTTACGGAGTCACTGTCTTCTCCTCTTCTCTCTACATAGCCAAAGAAATAGCTCAAATAGCCAAGGAAAACAACCCTACCGGCCTCACTGTAGCGGGAGGACCTCACCCTACATCTTTACCCTATAGTACCCTGGAGTTCTTTGACTGTACTGTACAGGGTGAAGGAGAGTTTGTATTCTCCGAGCCTTTTAGAGCTATCAAAACTATGCCTCAAATAGAGGACTTGAATGAGCTTCCTCTACCAGCCAGAGATCTTATAGATATTCATGCGTATACACGTAAGGTTGCTGGCCGCAAGGCAACTTCCATAACTACCAGCCGAGGATGCCCATACTCCTGCGCTTTCTGCTGCAAGGATGTACATGGGCAGAAGATCAGGTATTTTTCCATAGATACAGTGATGGAGGAAATCTGCTCTATAGTCGGGGCATATGGAATCAAGTCTTTCATATTCTATGATGATACTTTCGCTTTGGATAGGGAAAGATTTTATGCCTTATGCAAAGAGTTAAAGCAACTAAGACACTGGGATGTCACTTTCCGCTGCAACGGTGATGTAAGGAATAACACATTGGATGATTTCCGAGTCCTGTATGAGGCTGGCTGCCGGGAGATAGCGTTTGGCATTGAGTCCGGTTCGCAGGAGGTACTTGATAGGATCGGAAAAGGCACTACGGTTAAAGGCAATAGGCTGGCAATACAGAATGCGAAAAAGGTGGGATTGATTGTGAAGGCCTTCCTGATGATCGGAAGCCCGGGGGAATCAGCTAAGACGGTTGAGGATACCAAGAAGTTTATGGAAGAAGCCGACCCCGATCAATACACGCTTTTTAACTTTGTTCCGCTTCCGGGATGCGCCATCTGGAAGGACCCTGCCAAGTATGGAATCAAAATCGTCAACAATGACTTTAAGAACTTTTTCAACATAGCTGGACAGAATGAAGGGGGTTTAGTATCAGAGACAGAACATTTGACGTGTTCCCAGATAGAGAAGTTAAGGCAGGACTTAATTGCCAGTTTGGGCAGGCCAAAAGGGCCATTACAGGATTACTATGAAAAAGGCGTGGAACAGCGGCATAGCCGTTTATACTAAAGGTGGCGGTAAAGTTTATGTTAAAGATAACCGCAAATGTCTTTCTTGTGGAACAGATTTCCATGTAAAGCAGAGTCAAATAGATTCTGGAAAAGGGAAATATTGTAGCAGGATTTGTTATATGAGAGTTCGTAGTGAATGGATGAAAGACAGAAGTTATAACCCTGCATACAGAACAGATTTCAAACTTCATAAAAATCCAAATTGGAAAGGTGGATTGTCTTTTGAGCCTTATGCGTTAGGTTGGAATAAAACTTATAGGGAACAAATCAGGTATCGGGATGGATACAGATGTCTAATATGTGGTGTATCTGAGGTTGAGAACGGAAGGAAATTAAGCATACACCATATTGATTATAATAAGAAGAGTATTGAACCAAAGAATTTAATAACTGTTTGTGTTAGATGTCATTCCAAAACTAACTATCAGAGAGAGTTTTGGAAGAAACATCTGAAGGAGGTGATGCCAAATGCCCTCACCCGTTAAGAAAGCACTTATAATCCGTTACGGGGCATATTGACGGCGACAATATCCTTATCACACCAGTTGTCCGTAGGCTAAAGGAATTGGGTTACTGGACCGTCTTGCGGGGCAGCAAGCGTTCCCAAGAGGTGTTTGAGAATAACCCCCATCTGGATGAGTTTATCCTGCACGATAAGGATATGCCAAGGGATAAACTTCCAGAGCATTGGGAAGAATTGCAGAAGGAATTAAAGCCTGAGGATAAGTGGATTAATTTCTGTGAGAGTATAGAGTGCAATGTAGCGCTGCACCCAATCAATCCAAGCTATAATTACACAAAGAAAGAGCGTTTTGAGCTCTGCAACCGTAATTATTATGATGTGACAGCGGAATGGGCCGGACTTGAGGGTTGCCAGAAGCTTCCTGAGCTATATTTTACTACTTTTGAAGCTGAGGAAGCCCAAAAACACCTAAAAAAGGAGCATGTAAATATACTCTGGCAGCTCTCCGGTTCCGGCAGGCAAAAAGTATACCCTTGGACGGATTACGTGATAGGAGAAGTGCTTAAAAACTATGAGAATGTGCATTTTATAACCACAGGAGATGAAAGATGCCAGTTACTCGAAAGCGTGGAAGATGTACAAATAACAAACTTAAGCGGAAAGATACCAGCCAGGATAGCCATGTGCCTTACCCAATATGTAGATTTAGTGATCTCGCCGGATACCGGCGTGCTGCACGCCTCGGGCTGCTACACGACACCGAAAATTGGGTTATTGGGACATACGACCCGGACTAACATCACCAAATACTTTATGAACGACTATTCCTTGGAGGCGCAGTGCGCATGTAGTCCATGTTTTAGGCTTATATACGACCATGAGATACAATGCCCCAGGGATTTTATAACCCAGGCCGCTTGGTGTATGGCGGAG